AAACTGGTAGCTTATTGCCAATTTGCTCTGAGGATATGAAATACACCGAAGAATTAGATGGATGCTTAAAAGAGTTAGTTTGGTACGATAGCGAAGATGTTGCTTTGGGTATTAACTATGCTAGTGGGTTTAAAAACAAAGTAAGAGTTAAGGCTCAACTACAAAACCCTAATTATATAAAAGAGGACTTTGTTAAGTCTTTAAATGGGGAAACATCGTTCATAAATTCATCAAAGGTTAGAAAGACTCAAGAGTTATCTATTGATTCGATACCAGAGTTTTTATGGGATAGAATATCTCAATGTGTTGCTATAAGTAATATAGAATATGATGGTCAAGAATTAACACCATCTATTGATAGTGAGATTGCCTTAAACTACGATAAGAATACATTGTTGTATAGTGGTAATGTTACTTTAAGTCCAAAAGGCGAGTATATTATAAGTAGAACATATAATTGTAAATAAGATGATTATTTCTTATATTTGCGAAAGATGTTATATTTCTGTGCCATAAATACTTCAAGGCAACAAAAAATGAAGTAATTAAACTTTTTAGAATTAATAGTTATGTATAATTGCTCAAATTACGGATGCGACCCTTTAGATGCCTACGTTTTAAATGAGTGCAATGAGATTCTATTAGGTGGTTACGACCAAGCAATTTTGTTAGAATGTAACCATCAGATTACAGACCCTAGCAACGCAACACAAGTAAATGCTGCGTTAGCAAATGGTACTGCAACATTAGTTTCAAACGCATCGTTTTCAATCGAAGCACCTAGTGCAGTAACCGTAGATACATTAGTAGCTTGTCAGCCTCCAAAGACTGTTAATTACACAAGAACTGGTCTTTATAAAAACCAAAACGTAAACCCTGCAAACGTAGAGTTTCACGCACCAATTTTTAGAGGAAAAGTTTTTGGTGGATTAATTATCCGTATGTGTTCTGAAACAGACAATGGAACTGGTTATGTTTATTGGATTGATTCATCTGTAACATTTACAGGTGGTTTAATCGGACCAGCACAAAACACAGACTTGCAAAGATTTGAAGGTACTTTCTCTTGGATGAGTAAGACAGACCCTTCTATGCACATCGAACCTGCTGGAGTTTTTGAATAAGAATAAAACAAATTAAAGGGGGAATAAAATCCCCCTATTCTTTTATGTCTAAAAGCAAAGGAATATTATTAAGTGCATTTGGTAGGCTTGGGTATATATACGCAGCCTTTAATATGTGTGCATCAATTAAGAACTTTAACAAAAATGTTAAGGTTTGTTTGGCTTTTGATAAGGACTTGTTTAAGTACCTATCTCCAGATAAAATAGCATTATTTGATGATTTGATTGAGATACCTAAAGAACAATTTACTTCTTATAGGATAGACCCAGCCAAATACAAGACTTCGATTTATAACTATTTACCATACGATGAAACCCTAATATTAGATGTTGATGGTTGTGCTTTTCAAGACTTACAACCACTAATAGATAAGCTAAGTTCTTTGGAAGGAGATATTTTTACAGATGTCTTGGGGTATGGTGGTAAAGACGATAAAATAACATATTCTATTTGGGCTTCAAATGAGTACATTTGGGAGAGGTTTGGCTTAAATGACACATCTATACTACCAGCGATACAAAGTTCGTTTATGTACGTTAAAAAGGGGCAAATAGAGCAATTCTTTAAATCAGTAGAAGAAAACTACAAACAAGGGGTTGATAAGTCAAAAATAAACCTATGGGGTGGCACAGTTCCAGATGAATTAATATTTAGTGGAACAATGGCACAATACAACATAAACCCCAAAATACATTTTAGCCCAATATTCTTTGGCAATTATTTTGCACAAGAAACAATTACAGAGATAGCAGAGAAGTTTTATATATTATCTTTGTATGGCAATGGTGTTGGTAGGAAAGAAACTAAACAAAGATACATAGAGCATTATGATAGGATTATGAGGTTATATTGCTCTAATCTAGGAATTAGCCACGACTATAAGTCTGGGTATATTATGCAAGATAAACACTTAAATTTTAAATGATAGCATTAACAAGTATAGCACCAAAGCACATAAACGAGGACATTCAAGAGATATGCGTTGCTTCTTGGATTGAACTTGGAATTGATGTTTACTCTTTTAATAGTAAAGAGGAGATTGATATTCTACAAAAGAAGTTCCCTTTGGTAAATTTTATTGAAGTACAACTATATAACAGAAAATGTAAAATAGATAGCCTTTTGGATTTTGCAAGAAACTCTAGCGAAGATAGCTTTGTCATAATCAATTCAGACATCATTCTATATGACACCACGAACTATATGGATAAGATAAAAAGGGTTTTACCAAATGAGGCTGTAATTGTTAAGCGTAGGGATTTTATAAACAATGTAAATAAAAACAAGCTGTTTGTTGATGGTATAGATGCGTTCTTTATTCATAAGAACTATTTAAACGTATTCCCAAAGACAAACTTTGTTCTTGGAGAATGTTGGCACGACTATCAAACGCCATACACATTAATACAAAATAACATAGGGGTTTATATGATTACAGATAAATTTGCGTATCATCGTATGCACAACTCACAATATTCTATTCCATTATGGAAAGAGTACGCAAAGCATTTTGCAGAGGTTAATGGGATAAAGGTAAAGAATGCAGAAACATTGAGCAGAACAATATACGAACATATAGTCAAAAACACTAAAGAATTAAAATGACAACCATATTTATAAAGACTTATTTAAACGACTTAAAGTGGCTACAATATTGTTTGGCTTCAATAGCTAAATATGCACCTAGTTTTGAGGTAGTAATTGTTGCAGATACTAATTGTAAAAAGATAATTGATGGGTGGGGATTAACAAGAGAAAAGGTTTATTATGTAAAACCACAATACGAAGGCTACCTATACCAACAAGAAATAAAGTTAAGGGCTTTTGAATGGGTTGATACAGAGTATATACTTTATGTAGATTGTGATTGTATATTTACCGAAGAAGCAAACGAGCAATCATTCTTGCACGATGGGTGTCCTATTTTACTAAAGACACCATACGAAGATATACCAGAGGTTATGTTTTGGAAAGATGCTACGGAAGATGCTATTGGCTTTGAGGTAAACTTTGAATATATGAGAAGAAATGGATTGTGTTATAGAACAGAAACCATAAAGCATCTTTGGGAGGATTATTCTATTAGATTCCTTCCTAAAATCAAAATAGCAAAGGATAGAAGATTTAGCGAGTTTAATTTAATTGGGGCTTATATTGAGGCTTACGAAAAAGACTTTTATAAGATAATAAACACAAGGGATGATATTCCTAAACACCCAATAAAGCAATTTTGGAGTTATAGTGGTCTAAACAAAGAAGATTTAAAGGAGATAAATAAATACTTATGAAGATTACAAGAAATGGCATTGCAGTATTAGAACACGATACGCATATCAGCAGATGGGTTGAACAGCACAATTCCCTAATACACAATAAGAGCCTCGCTAATGAACTAAGATATTATATAAAGAAATCGGACCACGTTTTAGAGATAGGGGCTTATATAGGAGATAATACAGCCATATTAAGAAATTTAGCAGAAAGAGTATATAGCTATGAGCCAAACCCACTCGCTTTTGAGTGTTTAGAGTATAACTTCAAGGATTCCGAAAAGGTTTCTTGTTATAACTTAGGTTTTGGTAAAGAGTCTGGAACTGCAAAGATTATCCTCAATGACAATGTAGGTGCTTCTCATTTAGAGCCAAATGGAGATATTGAGATTATAACAATAGACTCTCTTGGCTTGAAACTATACAAAGATAGACTTGATTTTATAGTTATGGATTGTGAAGGGTGGGAATTAGATGTTCTAATGGGTGGTATTGAAACCATAAAATCTTTTAAACCAACAATGTTGATTGAAATAAATCGAGGAACTTTAGCAAAATTTGGCAAAAGTCCTAAAGATATTTTCGATTTTCTCAAAAGTATTGGGTATTTTTGTAGAAATATATTTCAAAATGAGCCAATGGAAGGCGAACAATTTGATATTTTATGTTTTAAATCTTAAATTTATGAAAAAAGTTGTAAGAATGGTAGCAAGACCATCAATCAAAAATTGCAAAAAAGGTAAAGGTTGTGCTACAACTAAAGACGAATTAATGATTACCAAAATTAAAATTGCAGCGTAAAATGTATTCAGTAGAAGAAATTGCTCGTATTGTTACCAAGACCTCTGAAATTGCTATTGAAGCAGATAAGGAGAAGAAGCAAAGGTACAACACAAAAGTTGCTCAACTTTTTGGCGAGGACTATTCAGAAGTAATCCCAGATTACTATGAAGGTTATGAAGAAGGTGTAGAAAACTATGAGGCTATTCGAGTTCACTCGGAGAAGAATTGTTTTCCAGCAAGACTTTTTGCTAACCGTGCACCAAACCAAACAGAGGAGGCAGCACGATGGATTAAGGATAACTATAAAAATGTTACCCTTCCAGTATTTATGGACTTCTACAATACAGTATTACGTTGTACTCACGACCAAAATTGGAGTATTACATTCCAAAACGAAAAAGATATCTATGTAGAGTCTAAATTAACTTTTGAGAACTATTTGTCTAGTGGGATAAAGGAACACGGTTCTATTGAAACCTTCTTTAAACAAATGATGTTTGCTTTGCAATTAAAGGATGCTATGGGTGTTATTGCTATAAAACCACATAGTATTCCTATGGTCGAAGTTAATGGGGAATATTTTATTGATTCAAACAGATTAATAGAACCACAACCTTACTATTACACATCTAAACAAGTAGTAGGCTACGAAGAAGATTATTGCCTAATAGAAACCAACGAAAAGTCAATGGTTGAATATTATGGTTCAATGAAAGACAAAGGTCGCATTTACGAGTTTTATGATGATGAAAACATTTGGATTTGCAAACAAGTAGGTAAATATGTAGATAATCAATTTGAGATTAGTCTATATTATAATCATAGAATGGGTGCAAAACCTGTAACTCGTTTAAGAGGCATACCGACTATTGATGATGGTAGAATTATTTATCAATCTCCATTCCTTTTTGCAGTTGATTTATTAGACCTTGTAGCACAAAATAGTGCATACAAACAAGCTAGTATAGCTAAGTGCGTATTCCCTGCGACAGTAATGCTTGGGGATATTTGTGAGTTTGAGGAGAATGGTGCTATATGTAACGATGGTTTATTATCTTGGAACGATGAAAATGGCGAATATCACTCAAAAACTTGTCCTAATTGTCACGGAGTTGGTTTGGTTTCAAGATTAGGTGCGTTGGAAACAATGTTAATTAAGCCAGAGGTAAGAGGTCAAAACGAAAGTGAATTAAGAAGTTCACAAGAGCCATTAAAATACATTAGTCCAGAGGTTCATACTTTAGAGTTCTTAGAAAGCACAATAGAGAAAACAGAGCAAAAGGCAAGAAAGATTTTACATCTACAAACTTCTAACACTATCATTAAGGGTTATGAGGAAATGACTGCAACAGGAATGTCTTTAGATATGAAGGCTGCCTTTGCATTTATTATGCCTATTGCACAAACTGCATTCGAGAACTTCGAGTTTATTATTGATACAATCGGTTGGATGCGTTATGGAGAGGATTTTGTTCCTCCTATCATTAACTACCCACAAACATTTGATATTGGTACAGAGAAAGACATATTAACCACTATTTCATTTATGGTTAAGAATGAAGTTCCAAACGTATTGATACACGCAGAGATATTTAGGTATTTAAAATCTGTATTCTATACAGATGAGAAAACAACTGCTATTTATCAGCTTTTAATCGCTTCTGATAGATTACTTACTCTTGGTGGTGCTGATGTTATTGTTAAGCACTCTAAAGGTCTTGTAGAGGATTGGGAGGTTGTATTACACGATTCATTTATGTCATTTGTAAGTGATTTAATGTTGCAAGACGAAAACTTCTTACAGAAGCCAATAGAGGAACAAATTAAATTATTACAAGACTACGCCAAATCTAAAACCGATACTATTGTAGAGTCGGCAAAACAAAAGATTGAAACAATAGAGTCAATGATTCAGTAATGGATTTAGAGCAAATTATAAAACTAAAGATAGCTAGATTAGACGATGTTCCAAACCTATATACCGATGGTATAAAGCAAGTTCAAAAGGACATAATGCAAAATCTATTAGATTCTCTTGAACAATTAAAAAGAGATGAAAATGGGAACATTAAAAAGACTAAATCTAATTTAGCTATTGTTGAAGATATAGTAAAGGACTTAAAGAAGATATTTGGCAGGTCAGATTATATTGAACTTACCAAACAATTCATTTCTGAGTTCGATGAACAAGCAAAACTTACGGACTCTTTTTTCGAGAAAACATTTGGCGATTTTGATAATAATAAGTTTAATGAGTTGGCTTTGCAAAAAAGCAAAGAACAAGCCTATGAGTTAATGGCAGGTGTGCCTTATGTTACTACCTATCTTTACAATCCAATTAAAAGCCTATTAACCGATTCTGTTGTTGCTGGGGATTCTTATGTTAAAACAGTTAAGGCTATTAAACAAGTCGTTCAAGGTGGTACTATCAAAAATAAAACCTTAGAGGGGAAGTTATATAGATATGCCAAACAAATAGCCTACGATACATTTGCTGTTGCCGATAGAGGTTATACAAACAACATTTCACTAGACTTAGATATAGAGTGGTATGTTTATAGGGGTGGTTTAGTAGAGGACTCTCGTGCTTTTTGCATTGCTAGAAACGACAAATACTTTCATAGAGAAGAAGTAAAGTCTTGGGGAAAGCTAGGTGATTGGGATGGTAAAATACCATCAACGGATGAAAAGACTATCTTTGTTTATGCTGGAGGCTATCGTTGCAACCATTCAATTCTTCCTACATCTATCGCACTTGTACCAAAAGATGTAATAATAAGAAATATTGAGAACGGAAACTATAAGCCAAATGATAAGCAAAGGGAATTAATTGGGCTTTAATCATTATACTTGTTTTAATTCTTTAATTTCTCTAATAACATCAACATTCTTTCCTTCAACCATTACAAATATTACTGTGGATTGAATTATGAAGTTTACAGCTTTATCGCTTACATTATACTTATGGGCGTAGAATAATCGCAACTTATTAAGATTGCTATATATTGATTCAATATCTTTTTTTCTAACTATCATTATAATTTGCAGTTTTCGGTTAATAATTTATTAATAGCCACTTCGATACTAATCCTATTGCCTTGACTTAACTCTTGGCTTTGTTTTTTGTGTACTACTTTCATTGCATCGTTGCAAATTTTTATTGTAGCTGTAATGCAATCTTTGTTTTTTCTTTCTCTTGCCATAATTTATAATATTATACTACAAATTTATACAAATTATATTAAAATACTAAAACTTTTAGTATATTTGTGTCGTTAAATTAAATTAATCATTATGTCAGTTAGATGTTTAAATGAAAAAGGGGAAGTACGCTTTATCCCAGACAAATTAGCGAATATGCCAGAATATATGCGTAGGCATAAATTAACAAAAGACACTTTAGAACCATTAGAAGAACTAAAACCCTTAAAAGAGGTTGTTCTTAAAGTAGAAGAACCACAAACAACACAGCCTCCTATTGAACAATTAACAAGTGAACCTGCTTCTGAGGAAATCACAAAAGAGCAATATTGGGCAATGCTTGATGCTAAAGGTGTTGAGTACAAGAAAACTTATGGAATTGCAAAACTTAAAGAATTAAACGATGCCAATTAAAGAAGAAGAAATTAAATCGTTTGTGTCCGAGTATTTGGACATTGATATTGAGAGTGTAGAGGACTTAGAGTCTTTGAAATCTAAATTTGCTAGTGATTACGCTAGAAAAGAAACCTTTAAAAACGAATTAGCTAAAGACCCAAACTTTGTTAATCCATTAATCGGCAAAAGACTTGGTACAATCGAAACCAAGTTAAAGCAAACAGCAAAGGATAAACTTGGATTAGAGTTTGATGCTGGAGAGTTTAAGGATAAAACCATTGAGGATATTCTTGAATTAACAGCAGATAAATTCAAGGGTAAATACACTAATGACATCGAGGATTTAAAACGCAAGTTCACTAGCGACCCAAGTGAAATCACTAAAGAGTGGGAAGAAAAATTAAAGATTACCAAGCAAGAGGTTGAGAACTGGAAAAACGAAGCTACTAAAGCTAGTCAAGAATTTGAGAACTTCAAGCAAACATTAGAGGTTGAAAAGAAAAGTAGAGCATTAAAAGAAAACTTAGATAAGGCTTTTTCTTCTATTAAGTTTGCACCAGAAGCTAGTGAGTTAGTTATCGAAGGATTTAAAACAAAGGTTTTAGGCGAGGTAAAATTTGATTTTGATGAAAATAATAATTTTACTACCTTTGATAAGGAAGGTAAGACTTTATTTAATCCTAAGAAGCACGGACAACCGTATAGCCCAGAGGAGTATTTAAAGGACAAAGCGATTGAGTACAAGGTTTATCAATTAAACCCTAACTCAAGACCAGCACAAGCACCAGATAGAGTTATTACGCAACCAGCAAATAACCAAGATGGAAGTGCTAGAACAAGAATAATCCACCCATCAGCCTTACAATAGTAGGGCTTTTGGGGAAATATAACATCTAAACGAGTGGATTCCTTATCCATAAATTAAGGGAAATTAGTGCCATAAACTTGCAAGGCAAAAGGAATAAGCAAGGGTATTTTTTAAACTTAATTAATATGTCATACGTTTTAGGACAATTAACTGCGTGTCCAACAATTCAAAGAGAACTTGCCGAGTATTTTACAACTTGTCCAGTTAATGAATTTATGCCATTTTTCGAGTTCGTAAACTCTCCTATGAATAACATTGGTTTATCTCAAGAGGTTTCTCCTGGAAATGGTAAAATTCGTACAGTACGTTTAACGTACACCCCACGTCAATTAGAGAGTACAGTTACTGCAAACGTAGCTAACCCTAAATGTGATGTTGATAACTTCATTGGCGATAGATACACTGATTACACATTAGATACAGACGAAAACTTCGGAACTGGATTCTCAATGACTGCAACTGAATTAGAGGCTGCTTGTATCGCTAACGAAACTTATTTCGTTCGTAGATTAGCTGATATGGTTGATGTATTGGATAGAAAACTTGCTACTGAGCATACACAAGATTTAGCATCTTATGTTGGTCGTTGGGCTTCTAACGTATCAGTAAACGCTCAAAACGAGTTCCAAGTAAATACATTACAACCATCTTCATCGTTCATCGACCCACAAACAACTGCAAAAATTGACTTTGCTTTACAAAAGACTGGTTTCTGTAACGAAACTATGATATTCGCTGGTTCTACATTAGCTGAGTATTACAGAGCAACTTCAAGTGCAGGATGTTGCACAGAGCAAGGTATTGATGTAGCTACAATTTTCAATCAATATGGTAAAGCTGTTGCTTACGATAGAAGAATTGAGAACGTATTTGGTGCAGCAAAAGCTGTGGCAGTACAAGCAGGTGCATTAACCTTGTTAACTTACACTCGTAGCACTTGGAAATCTGGTATGCCATTACCATACCGTGATGCAGGTAACTACATCTCAACTGTAATTGTATCTCCAAGAACAGGTATTCCAATGGATTTAACTATCTCGGATAACTGTGGTACTGTATCAGTATCATTGGTTGCTACAACCAAGTTGGTTGCATTACCAAGCGATTTATACGCACAAGGCGACTTTATGTCTGGCGTAAACTATATCGCACCAATCAAAGTTGTAAACTCTTAATTAAATGGGGGAGTAAAATCCCCCTTTATTTTTTCCTATGGCTTGTTTTGATAATCTTATCGGTTTGAAGGGTGGGTGTGATAATTCAAATTTATCTGCCAATGCCTTATACTTAAATACTCTTGGTATTAGTAGAGAGTTTATTGAGTCTATTTTAAATGAGGACTATGCTAGTGTTGATGCCTTTTTAGAGGATAAGATATTCTTAGCATCGGACCAAATAAAGAATGACATCTATGGTCATTTTACATCGAAGTTTAATGTAACTTCTTTAATTGAAGGAGTACGTTTAGGGCAGTATTATGACTACCCAACTCTTGTTCCTGCACTTAATGGTTACAAAGGGCTTCAAATGCGTATTTGGAATGAAACCACATTTGCTAAATTATATGTATCTACAATAAAGACTTACTTTAACTATACAGGTCAAGTAGATTTATTTGTTTATGATTTAAAGCAAGGAAAGTTATTAGACACGATAAGCGTTGATTCTATCGCTAATGAGATAGTAGAAACTCGTGTAGATAAGATTTACAAATCAGAGGGAGAGGATTTAAACTTAGTTGTTATATATGATGCTTCTGCATTTCAATCATACGCTACTAGCTTCTTAAACGCTGGTTGTGTTACTTGTAATCGTGGGGGAGTATATATGCAAAATAAATATGTTTACTCTACTGGAGTTATCTTTGACAATGGCGACCCTATAACACAAACTTACCTAAATGGTAATTCTGATTTAGGAGGTCTTTCATTAGTTTACTCTTTGGAGTGCGACCACGATGCGTGGATTTGTACACACGGAAACTTCTTTTCTAGTGCTATGCTTTACAAGACTGCTTACCTAATAACTCAATACGCAGACTTAATGAGCAACACTTATTCTACTATAAACATAGATAGAGATAAGTTAAAGGAAAGAATGGAATATTACGAGTTTGAATACAATAAAAGATTAGAGGCTGGAGTTAAAAACTTAAAGCTACCTAGTGGCGACTTGTGTTTTTCTTGCAATAGACTTAGAATGAATAAAACCATCTTGCCATCGTGATATATTACGATAAAGTTGGTTTTTGGGAATATTTCCACATTATCGACTATTATTATGATGATGGTTTTGTGGAGAATAAGATTACATTTAGAATTAACTTAAACTAATGATTGACTTAAAGGAATATAAAGAAAGGTTAAGACGAGTTGCAAAGTTAATAGAGTCTGAAAACATTATGAAGAAGGCTGTATTAGCTGTCAATGAAATTCGTATGAAGCGTATATTCCAAGATGGTTTAAACTCTAATGGTAGTAAAATTGGTACTTATAATTCTACAACACCAGTTTACATAAGCCCAGACAAAGCACCAAAGAAAGTCAATCAAAAGGGAAAGAATGGTAAAGCTATCAAATCTGGCTATTACAAGTCTTATAAGGATTTCCGTAGGGCAATGGGTCGTGAAGATAGTTTTGTCAATATAAGGCTTAATAATGAGTTACAGAACGATTTAGCTAATGGTAGTCTTGCTAAGGCTACAAATAAGGTAAACCTAAAGGTTAACCCTATAAAAGTTAGTAAAGGTGTCTATAAGGTTGTTATTAAGAAAGACGAGAATATAAAAAAGATTAAGGCTCTTGAGGCTAAGTATGGAAGTATCATTGAACATACTAAAGAAGAAAAAGAGTTGTTTAATAAAATAATTGATAGAGAGGTTGCAGAAATATTAGCTAAAGAGTTATGATACAAGAGGTAATACAGTTTCTTATAAACAAATTGGATGCAAGTGGGCTTTTCCAAAAGAACTACCCATTGACAGATAGAGTCGATGTTGGTGGTAAGATATTCCCTATGTTTTATGAGGGCAATGGCAAATATAAGATAGACTTTTCCCCTAACAAATGGTTTGGGGTTTCCTATTTTAGAAAGAATGGAGATTTAACATTCTCTGATGGGAACTTCCCTTCTTTAAAGCCACAAGAAACACCTATACTTATTAGAATACCATTAATATTTATTGCCACTATAAAAAAAGATAAATTAAAGTGCGATAGCAATTATTCTTCGGATGACTTGGCTCTTTACATTGTAAAGTTATTCAAGGATATAAATGCTATGCGTGTCGATTTAAAAGCTAAAAGAGTTACGTTTAATGTTGAGTCCTACAAGACAAATCCAAAAGAAATAATGGATGAAGAATTTAGTGGTTATGAGGTTGGAATTAATACCAATTATGCTCACATTTCCTTATCTTTGTATATAGAAATTGAAACCACCAAAGAGTGCTTATTTGACTATTGCCCAAGTGTAATAATTGATGAAATCTCAGATGAAGTAGTGGACCAGATTGGCGATAACTTAATAGCTTAATAAAATGGCAAATAAAAGAATACAACAGTACCCAGATAAGAATAATCCTTCTAGTTCGGATTATATATTAATTGCAGACAGTCAAGATATTGATGTTAATGGTTTTCGCA